ACCAACATTTGCAACAACGCTAGGTGCAACGTTAACATCTGGTCCACTAATTGTCACGTTAGGTGCACCTATATATCCATTACCCATAGATGTTATAGTGAATCCTACAACATCTGTATTTGATCTGATAATTGTAGCAATTGCGTGATTTCCACCTGCTACAAGGTTTCCTGAGAATACAACATTTGCGTCGCCAGAAACATTACCTGCACTGTTAATTTGCAATCCAGTCAATTTGTAATGGATGTTCAATCTAGCAGATGCTCCTGTAGATTGTTGATTTTCTATTACAATATTGGATGCGCTGCTATAATTGTTACCTGAATCTTGTACAACTATATCTACAATTTCGCCGGCGCCTAAAACAGCAGTTGCTGTAGCACCAGATCCACCGCCACCGCTAAATGAAATTGTTGGTGGTGTAGCATAACCATATCCTCTTAATACCATATTAATACCAGACAAAACGCCAGTAGAGGATAATATTGCATTACCTGTTGCTCTAGTACCACCAGATTCTGGTGTAGAGAATGTAACTGTTATATCGTTTTGATTAATAAAGCTTGCAGGATTAGTTGATAATGTTACTCCTGTAACAGTACCGGATGGAGCAGAAACCGCATTTCTAGCTATGGCCTTATCTACTACGCGAACTAATTTTAAATTGTTTCCATATGACAAAAAGTTTGCTGCAGTAAAGAAATATCCTGCAGTTGTGTCGTCGGGGTTTCCAAATTTTTCTACAAGACTTCTCTCTGTATCCACAGTCGTAACTTCTTCGACCGGTCCCCATTGAAAGGCTCCCGAAAATGCCCCTGCGGTAGTTGCTACCGAAGGCACACCCGCGGTGTTGTCAATTTCGGTAACTTGTACGCCTGGTGAAAGCTGAAATGCCATCTTCTTCTCCTTGATAATTTTATAGATAGCTCTATAATATGATTTTCTATTTATTTATAATTATCAGCATTTAGACATTTTCGAGCCATTTTCTTTGTAACTCTTGAATTTCATTCGGAGATTTTGAATGGGCAGCAAACCAAATTCCATCTGACATAACCTCTGGTTGGAATTGTTCTGGTATTCCTGTATCCACAATACCAAACGGTGTGAGATTTTCTTCAATCTGTTTCATTTGATCTTCGTATAGAGCTTTTCTGAGATTACTGTCAGTTAAGTCTTTGAAGAATGATTCGTTAGTAGCCCACGAAAATAGGACTAAACACATAACTAAATCGTCTTGGTATCCCTCATCTGCTTTATGGGTTCCTCGGACCTCAATAAATGTTGATATTTCATTAATAATATCTGGGTCGTGAATTAGTAGTTTCGTACCTTCGACCAAACTCTTGAATGATGTGCAACCCAATCGTTTTACTTGTTTCGTGGTTCTAACGCCAAGTGTAGCACCATTACTAAATCCTCCAGAAAGATACTGTCCAGACTTACTATTACTTCCAACGAAGAATACGTTTTCATATTCTAAATCCATATACAAAGTATCTGCTACTTGCTGCCCGTTGTCATTTATCTCTATTAGACAATATGCTTTGTGATAATCTTTTGCAACTTTATAAATTATGTTTGGAAATAACAACGGACTTATCTTGTTATTTCTATACTTTGCAACTACGGAATACGGATATGCTGTAATATCTAAAACCGTAAATGCTGAGTAATCTCCACCGACGCCTCGCGAGGTATCAGCAACTAACATATAAACATGGTCTTCTTCAGGTTCGACAAATACATCCAACCCGTCTTTACTGTATACATAGGGTTTAACCGACATTTTACCAATAGTATCAGGATTGATAAGTGTATTGGAAGACCCTAAGAAGTTACATAAAACCTCTTGATTGAACTTAAGTTCGCCGAGCATTGTTCTTTGTTCTTCAGCCCATTTATCATCTCTACCTGGTATTCTGCTATAAGGAATAAACATAGGAACAAATCCGTTCAATCCCTGTTCCGCTTCATTCCAGAATTTCCAGAAATGATTATATCCTAGCGGAGTAGATGTGAGCAGAATCTTTGTTGTCTGACCCGCAGAAATTGTTGGGTAAACAGATGTAAAGAAATCTTCTGCAACATTGTTTGGAATAATTGCTGCTTCGTCAATGTATAACCAATTTACAGATTTACCTCGAATACCCGAAGAGCTTGTCGCTGCTGTAAATACTTTGGATCCATTTTCTAATTCAATGTCACCCTTGTTAAATGTCTTAACGCCTTGTTGCATCCATATAGGAAGCATCTCATACATCAGTTCATAACGAGATAAAACCTCTCGAGCGGCTGAAGATTTGTTCGCCAGAATAGCAACTGTTTTATTTTCCTGAAATAAAGTATACCATAGAATACATGCTGCAGATGTAATAGTCTTGCCCTGTTGGCGACCTTCCATTAGGATCACTTTACGATTATTTAGAATAGTATGTACTTTTTCTTTTTGACAATCATATAATTTGAACGGTACTAAACCTTTATCCAAAGAAACAATTTGGCAATAATTTTCAATGAAGTAAATTGGATCCTGCGTACACTTTATAATTTCTTTAACTTGTTCTGTGGTGTACGATATGACAGTCCCAATCTGTTTTAGATTGGGATTGCCGTTATATGATGTTGGTTTATTGCTCAATTATATTACCGTTATCTTTATTTTGTTTTAACGCTTTAAATAGTTCTGCGGTTGAACCCGCAAACACCACATTATTTTGAGTCCCAATTTTTTGCTGAGGCTCATCTGCTTTTAAATCTTTAACCTGTTTTTGTAGGTTCAATAAATCCTTAGATACATCCGACATTGTTTTCATGAACTGCCCGGCAACTTCATATGTTCTGGGGTGTTCTGAATTTTTAGATAATTCAATCAATTCATCTAATGTACTTTCACCCTTCATCAACAGCTTTCTCATAGTTTGTCTTGCTAGTTGATAATCGTCTTCTTGGTCTTCTTCTTTATTATTGTTTAGGTTTTTAGGAATAGAAGGTAAATTTCCAGGTTCAGGAACATCATTAAGATCAAAGATATCATTGAGATTTTGTATATTTTTCATTTTAAAAGTCTTCAAAGTTTTCTAAATATCCAAACGTGTCCGTGGTATTTGCTAACGGAGGATTTGTTTGGATTGTAGCAATTTGTCGTTGCTGTGTCAGAGAAGGATCATTAAATGTAGTAGCGGTAACTTTTCTAATAATACTGCCCTTAGTAACAGGGCCATAAAAATTAAGTTTAATAGTAAAACTCAATGTCCACATTATAGATCTTCTAGTTGTTAGATCGCCTTCATAGTCATCTTCAAATCCTATTGTATTTAAAATAATAGGCATATCATTTCTTATATTTAACTCGGGTACTGCCTTTATAGTTAAATTATAATCTGGATTAAAGTATGGAAGTATTTGTTCTATAATTTGTAGACCGTCATCTTGATTCTTTGCATAAATGAAAAGTAAGATGCTTATATTGTACGGAGTAGGAGCATACTGAGAATTAGCAGATGTACTACTATTGATTGTTCTCGATTGTTGTATGGGTGCAATTTTTCTATTAGGATCATAATCCAAAGAAATCATCTCAAACCCCATACGAGGAAGAACAATCTGAACGTTTTGTGTATCGATGTTTGGTTGTTGCCGTATTTTAGTTAAGAATTTTTGTTTAGGAGAGTATGCTAACGGCACCTTTTGTATCTGCACTACATTGCCGTCGGCGTCTTTACGTTCAATAGTTATATTATTGAACATACTTCCAAAAGCAACAATTGCTTTTCTAATAGTGCCCCAGTAAAATCTTTGGTCTAACATTATCTACCTACATCTCCAAAAGGATTTCTTTCAGAAAAATCCAATATGTTATCTGCTTCTGAAGCAAAACTATCATTATCCGCATTACCGGGATCATTATTAATGATATAATCTTCATTAACTATAGGAGTAAGCGCATTTGCCTCTGACACCAATGTGTCTCCGTTTTCCAAAACCATTTCAAATTTATCTGCGGATTGTGTAAATTGTCCAAACAAACTATCAATCTCGTCTATGCCTGTATCAAAAACTTCACTAGAATATTGTAGTAATTCGCAACTCATTCTGTATACAAACAATTTGCCTACCTGAAAAAACGGAGTCTGACTATCGACTTTACGTATTTCAAATAAGGATTTGGTTAAAGGCATATAAATTATATCACCTTCAGCGGGTCTTGTCGATAGAACAGAAGTATTAGTGCTGCCTACGGTTTCTAACCATCTTCTTCTTGCGACAATAAAGGTTGCTGAATCTCGAATATCCAAACCAAACTTTGTAATTAATTCGTCCTCACCGGCATAACCTGTTACGTTTTCCATATACATTTCGATTGGAAACGCATGCTCATAACTGTTATATGGATCTTCGCCCAAAATCTTATCAGGGTTGCTGATCTTACGTGGAAGGTAATAGGCTTCGAACCCATAAATTCTCATAGACTCAATAATCAAATCCTCATAGAGCGTCTGCTCGTTAGAATTTCCTATTGTTCTACCTGACTGGAAATAATGATTAACTGTTGCCATATTCCTATTGACTTTCTATTGACTCGGTGTTATCATTTGCTATGTACCGGGTTAATAAAAATAACTAATTATCCTGTAAACATATCTACTGGTAATTCGAATCTTAATTGCATTTCTGTTTCAATCTTCAAGATTTCATCTATTGCATCTTGATATATCTGATCTGCATTTAGAGTTACTCCTCCAGGAAGTTGTACTCCGACAAACTTCTTCAAGTTCAAACCCCATTGTCTCTTAATCAATGCTGTGCAGTATCTTTTAAGGAACATATCATTATACACATCTCTGTATGTTTCCGGATCTAATATTCGATAACACTCTACAATGATGTAATCTCCGACATTCGCATCTGCTCCCCAGTCCATATCTATGTATAGACGATTCATATGTCTATTAAATCTAACTGGTTTAACGCCTACTAATACTTGATTGATTAGTTCTAATTCTTGTTTAACCTGATAATAGTATATCAAGTTAGTAGACATTAAACTATATAAATCGTTTATTAAAATTTGGTATCTAATACTAAATATGTTTGTTCCGTCAGATTTATTTGAGAACGGTAATATTCTTTGGACGCCTACAACAGTATCAGGCACTTCAATATATTGATTGGTTAAATCTTGTGCCGTCATTTGATGCTTTAAATAAACCATTTCTACAGCATCATAATGATATTCTCTGTAGAATTGAAAAGCGTCATCTATCCTATCTTCAACTTGTGCATCATCCACATTTATTTCTATGACAGGTGCGCCTAAATTCCGCAAGCAATAATCTTTTAGGCCTTCTCTAGATGTTACGATTGCCATACATTATCCTTTTTTTTATTTTAGTATTATTGCAAATTTAGTCCACACATTTGGTTGTGGGAAGTAGAGTTGGCTTACATGATAGATACCTGTTCCTGTATACAACCAAGTTGCCTCAGCCGGTGTCCTAGTTGCATCGAGTGCAGCATGTTGCCAAAACAATCCACTTGGGTCAGACGGATCCTGATTATCAAATTGAAATGGTCTAGATTGCAAATTACTAGTAGTTCTTGCCCAATAGTCTATAGTAATTGGCCAGGTACACCAAACATTACTAGTTGTTGTATTTACTAAACCATCGTGAAATGGTCCCACACTATAATCAGTATTAATATTTTTAACTTTTAAAACAGGATTTCCACCAAATAATGTGGAATAGGTTGATACAGAAAAAACATTTGCGGGTGCAAGAGATACATATGTATTACTCATAACATCGCCCCACATCAAAGTTCCATTTACATTTGCTATTCTAAATAATGCAACAGTGTTTCCAGTTTCTATACTTAATTGAGCTTGTGAGCTAGGTGTTACTGCAAAGTCCGTTCTAACGCCTTTGGTTATTCGTATATCTCCTATTTCACCTTCCCAACCTCTTCTAGAACTATTAGAACCTATGTTTATTAATGGATCTATTGTATTTGTTCCAACTTTAATTCTTGTTAATCCTTTTGGTTGATATGCCGCAGGCAAAGAGGATCCGGTTCTTAATTGACCATCAAAGTATCCATATACTTCAGTTGCCGGGCTGTTAATAAACAACTGTATTACACGTTTGCCTTGTTGTGCAACGGCGGATATAAAGGCATGAACTATTCCAGCCATTAACTTACTCCAACACCGCTAATCCACCATGCATTAGTATCAACTTTTAACAGTGAAGCAACTCCCCACGATGAAATATTTGCATTAGATCTTGGATTAGCAGAAGTTCCTGCTAAATATAAAGTTACACCGGGGTGTCTTACCTGAATATTTGCTGAGCCCTGAACCACAATACTTATTGCTGTTCCTATAGCAAATGGCACATTTGCTTGTGGAGGTATTGTTATTACTTGAGTAAATGCTGCATTTGCATCCCAACTATGAATAAATTTTCCTGAATCCGATAAACGTAATGTATAGTTTCCATTTTGTATGTTTTGTGGGATACCAACATATCCATCTGCACCAGTGGCACCTGTCAATCCTGTGGCACCTATTAAACCTACAAATCCTCGAAGCCCTGTTGCTCCAGTTTTGCCCGCATCTCCGGTTAATCCAGTAACGCCTTGTGAACCTGTTGCACCCTGTGTTCCAGTGGCTCCTGTTGCACCTCGAAGACCTGTAGCACCAGTTAATCCTGTAGCGCCTCGAACACCTGTTGCGCCTTGTGTCCCGGTAGCACCCGTTGCGCCTAACCCTGTAGCACCTGTTAGACCTGTTGCACCTATGCCGCCTGTTTCACCCGTAAATCCTATAGGTCCTGCAACTCCTCGAACACCTGTTGCGCCTGTTAGACCGGCAACACCTTGCGATCCTGTAGCACCAACGCTGCCCGTAGCACCGACATTACCTGTTAAACCTGTTGATCCTTGTGAACCTGTTGCACCTCGAAGACCTGTAGCACCAGTTAATCCAACTCCTGTTGCGCCTACATATAAAAATATTGGATTAAATGCTGCAGGTGTTTCTGGTTGTATACTTATTGATCCTGGAACTGCACCTGGATTTACTGTTACAATACCGTCCGATACTCTATCTACATTTGAACCATTAATGGAATTTATGTAATATAAATATCTTCCCATATCAATATTTGCAGTTACCCCAGAAGTCAATCCATATTGAATTACGCTATTACCTATATCAGTAATAGTTGACGTAAATGCAACAATGACATTGCCACCAGTAGATCTTTGGATTTGTCCGTAAATTACTGAACCAACAAGGGATATTGGATTTCTATTATCATCCAAATGCTGTATGGTATCGGTAAACGTTAATCCCTGGGTTAACGAAATATTTTTGGTTAATGACATTTTTAGATGTATCCGTTATTTCTTAATTCTGTTTCTATTAAGTTAACTAAATTATCATCAAAAGAACTATGTTGACCTGTTAAAGTTATAATGAATTTATTTTTCATTCTTTTCACAGAATTCTTTTCTTCATATTCTTCTGCTGTGACAACGGTGTTGTCCTCAACATGGTTAACTGCTAAACTTATAATATTAATCATTTAAATCTCCCGTAATATACTCTGTATGCAATGTTAATAATATCATCGCCTGCGATATTAGTATAACCTTGTCTATCAAAATTATGTTTTATAACTAATTTTAGAATTCCTGGTTCAACAACTGTGGTTAAAATAGAAGACCCTAAAAATAGTCCTGTACTAGGTTGTATTATTTGCCTAAATACTGTTGATCCTGCCCCTGCTATAACATAGCTTCCTGTGTCCGCGACGCCACCATTTATCTTATAAAATGGCATAACAAAATAGTCATTAGTATTTATTAAGGCATTATTAACAAGAACGTACTCTTCAGTTCTGTTTATATACCCCGCAGTTGGATTTAATCCCAATACCTGGGGCACACCAATATATCCAGGAACATTATATAAAATGTGCGGCATTTTTCGATCAAGCGAAAACTTGGTATTACCTTGCCCATCGGTAATTGTAAAATTTGAACTATTTAAAGATAAACCCATTATTGAAATCCAAGATAAACTAAATTACCAGTCATTTCCGCACTTCCGTTTAAGAAAAAGGAAGACGTATTATATTTGTATGTTAACACTGATCCGCGCCCAGCAATAGTTTCTCCTTGTGGCCAAACTATTAAATTCTTTGCAAGAGCAATAGACCCTGTACGTTCGTCATATAGCCCTCCTGTTAAAGGATCACTAGTACTACTATCATCTATGTTTCTACCTTGAGAATATCCAAATAAAATGTAATGTTCTGTTGCACCATAAGTATCATAACCATATTGTTGTCTTATATCGGAATACTTATTTAAATAAGCAATAGGATTAAATGTTATTGCTCTAGGGTCGGTTACATAATTTAATTGTCCTTTTGCATAGTCTGTGCCAAAAGACTCTATTAAATCTGAATAACTCGCAATATAACTTAATGCGTCTGCCGCAGAAATATAAAATAAATTTACTGGAAGAGAACCACTTGTACCTTTTGGTAATCCTGGTATACTTTGAATATAATCATTAGGATCCTCAGTAGTAGCTGTGCTTCGTATTTCTTCTCCTCCAGATAAATTTCTTAAAAATGAATTTAATTCTGTTGGGATATACTCATATTTGTCGCCTACTTGAATTGCAGTATAAAGTAAATTTTTACTTATTTCAATACCATAACCTAAGTCTTCATCTTTTGCGACATACCCGTACTTTGTTCCAATTCTTTCCCAGTTATATTTTGTATATTTTATTTGCTTAGATATAAATCCTGTAAAGTAAATATCGCCTATATAGAATTCAAAATATCCCGTTTTAATTGGAGGTTTATCTATTAATAAAATAGCAATAAAAGATGTTGTATCTAAGTTACCGTCTACTGAATAATTTTCAATAAAGGGTCCTGCTGTAGGAACATCTGGTCCTAGTGATTCTCTTCTACTAAGTGCGCTGTAATCTGAGATTGTTATACCTGCACTTGTTTCTTGATATAACTGCAATGATGAATCCTGCAATGTACTAGTAAAGGCATAACTTAATGTTGCAGAATATTGTGTTGGATTTTTGTATATGTATCCTCTCGCAGTACTAAAAACATTACCTAGAGTAACTGCGTCGGGTGATACATTTAAAAGATATACGTTTGCCATTTTATGCTATAAATGCTGGTACGTCGGCTTGATTACTAAATGCTAATAGAGTATATCGTCTTGTTATAGATGGCAATGAACTTTGATATGCTAAATATCGTTCTCTGATGTAAAAATTTTGAGTATCCATTAATAATGATGCAATTCTATATGACGTACTATTTACTGATTGTATATATGTTGTAGATGAAACTATTTCTCGAGTATCATAATCCACTAGTATTGCTGCAGGTATATAACCAAACCCATGTATAGCAACTGTGTGTGTTACTGTATTTTGATTTGGAGTTTCTAACCCGTCTGGAAATCCTTCACTATATACTATAGGGTTTATACTAACCGATGGAAAGCTTTGTACAAAATCTGTTTGCCAAAGAATGTTTAAATAATCAAATCTAGTATCAAAATAAACACGATCCAAATATTGTGTTGGATTTGTTAATGGCAAATTACTACCTGTTTGCCCCGTAGGATTATTAAAGATAGATACTACCTTTTTTCTTCCAGTAGTCCCTGCCCAAAAAACATTAGTTGTCATAGTTCAATTCTAATATATTTGCTGTTCAAATCTATTATCATTCTACCGTCAGTCGATCTAAATATACCTGCTGTTATAGTGCCAGCATTTTGAGATATTTCTGACAATGTGTTTGCACTAACGGATACGCCAGTAAATATATTTGGCGCAAGTTGTGATCTACCAATAGTTCCTGTAGTAATTTTAGCACCACTTATAGAATTACTTGCAATTTCTCTATCAGTTATAGAACCTGATTGTATTTTGCCAGAGGTAACAGCGTTTGCTGATAGTTTAAATGAATTGATAGAACTGTTAGCAATTTCTCTAGATGTTATAGTTTCAGGAGTTAGGTTTAATCCTAAAATAACATTAGATGCAATTTTTCCAAATATAACAGAATTTGAAGCAAGCTCTACATTACTAACTTGCCCTGCGTTTAACGCAATGCCAGTAATTGTGCCGCCTACTCCGCCAGGTGTAAAGAATGCCCAAGATGACTTATCTTCTCTTAAAATATAAGTCACACCGTTCAATATAATTAAATCACCGGGATTATATACTGATACATCTGATGGTAAAGAAGTTACTGTTTTTATTCTTGCCGTACCTACGTTTGCAGTATATTGTTGTATTGTATTCCATGTGCCAGTATTGTAGATATACAATCCTGCATTTGTTCCTGTTTTTCTATATAATTCGAATGCATTTGCTGTTGCAGGTAAAGTTCCGCTCGATGGTGGTTGCCCACTTCCTGAACCACCTACGTAGTCACTTAATAATTTCCAAGAACCACTAGTAAAGATATAAGCATAATTACCGACAACAATCGTTCTTCCAGAATAATTAGAAGGATCATTTGTCAAAGGAACAGTTAATAATACTTCTAACCCAGAAGGTGCACTAGATGTGACCACACTTGAAAGAGTTCTCCATTGCCCCGATACAAACAAATATGGTTTAGTATTTGATGTCTCATAAAATACTGTGCCTTCTGGTGCGGTTTGAGGTTTTACCAATCCTACTTGGAATGCAGTATCACTTCTAAATCTAACCCATCGAGAATCTGAACCTGCCGCTCTTGCAATAGATGCATCTGCAGGCAATCCTGTGCCATTACCTGTAGGATAACTAGAATATATCCAAACGTCTCCTGCGTAAAATACAATTCTTCCAGACTGATTGCCAACTGCGGGCAAGGAAGATACTACAGGAATTCCGTTTATTGTTACGTTTGCGCTTCCCCCGCCTGTCGATACACTAATATTTGCTGCACTAATGCCGCCAGTAAAATTTGTTAGTAAAGCAGTAACATATTCTTGAGTGGCCAATGGTTTAGTAAACCATTTAATTGTTCCATTTTCATTTAATGTTAATCCTTCAGCTCCATTTAAAGCAAACCCAATTTGACCTTGAGCAGGATGATACATACCAGTATCTCTATCACCGTCAAAAGTAAATGCTGGCGCCAACTTAGAATCGTTAGAATACCCTAAATGTTGTCCTCCAGAGTAAAGACCATTGATGTTATTATTTACTTTAATAAAGGCATCGCGAAGTAGATCTCCTTCTCCAGAATTGGCGACAGATCCTACATTTACGTTTGATAGATTTTTTGATGCTGGCATAACTTTAACTTAACTTTAAATGTGATTTGATTGTTTCAAGTTCCGATTTCAACATATTTATTTCCTCTTGCATTGACTGAATTTGAGATGATATTTTTTTCTTTTGCTTATATTCAATTAATGCATGTCTATCAGTGTTTACAATAGCATGGCTATAAGGATCTTTAGAAAATCCAGATTCGCCTTCTATAGGTACATAAGTTTTATTCATTTTATAATAAAGATGTTGCTACTAAATTTTTTATTTTCGGCAATATTGAAGGGTCGTTTGCATAGAATACTATTTTAACTTGATATTGAGAAAAGTCTTTAAATGTACCAGTAACGGATGCATTGGTTGCAACGTTTGCAGTATTTTGATATACTAATCCCGGCTCCAATACTCTATATGTTTCTGTAGTAAATAATCGCTCATTTACGCCAGCAAAAGATTTTATTGCAGGTGCAACCAGCGGTATTCTTGTCCATGGTCTACCTTTAATTCCTGTAGAAAATCCGGAGTCGTTTCTGCCCAATACTCTTGCAAAAACTTCTATATCCGTACCAATTTTTCTATTAACATCGACCTTAACTTCTAATCCTGTAGAATCAAAGTCTTGATCTAAACTTACAACTTTACTTATATACCTTGATCTTGCAGTTCCATGATTTGGTTTTAATTCCGTATTTGATACATCTGCAGAATAAGGCAATATTCTAGTATTAAATATTTGTCCTTTTAAAAGTTGCTTATCTAACATAGGAGAGACGTCTGCATTTTTAGTAGTCATAGTAACTTGGACTTTAATATCGCCAACTTCTCTTGCCCGTTGTCTTCCTATAACTTTTGCTAGATCTCCTGCGGCAACTTCTTTAAATTCCGATGCAAGTCCAGTGCCTGCTTGCGTTGTTTGTACTTTGTATGTGACGCCTGCGGTATCCCCAAAATTAACTTCAGTACTTAATAAGCGCAATCTATTAAATTCTAAATTATTGAGAGCTTTCGTTTGTACTGTAAATGTGGAAGATCCTGTTTCAAATTTTGCTTTTCTTAAAACAAAGGTTAAATCTTCTGTATTATCTCCCACCCATTCGCCTGTGTTCTGTGGTTTAAATAGAGTACCAGCAAAAGGTTGTTTAACAGTTTTACCATCTCCCGCCTTTGCTGATAATAATTCATACTTATCAGATTTTGTTGTTACGCAAAATGCATATTCTCCAGGCGTCAAATAAATAGGATGGTCAAATATAAAAGCAGTTGCTAGTGTTGTTCCTGCTGTAGGATCCGCTGCATTTATACTTGCAGGTTGTTTTAACACAAAGGATCCATTAAAATATTCTGTAGTCGAAGGCTTGCCATTACTCATTGGTCTTAATTCAACTGCCAATGGAAGAGCATCGTCTTTAGTATAAATGTATAGGTTAACCCCAGTCATAAAGAGCCCAAGGGGATATCTAGTTGCATCTACGACAAAAGTTTGTGCTAAAGGATCTAATCTTGCTTGTGTAGTATTTACATCTCCAGATGATCCTTGGGGATCTGTTCTAAATTTTTCAGTTCTTCTTAAAGAAATTGTTCCACCTTGTTCAGTATCCACAAGGTCTAATCCATGATTCATTAAAATGGATTCTGAAATATACTTACAATTTTCTATGCCATTTGGACTATCCCCAAACGTAAGACGTATTTCACCTGTTAAAAATTTATATTGTCCTTCTGTACTTGGTATGTATAACCAACCCGAAGCATTTCCTTGTTGATCTGTTATTACAGCGTCTCCTAATACTGCACCAGCACTACCTGGACCAGTAAAGGGGGAAATATTAACACCATTTACATATGTGTATATCGCAATATTTGGTGGCATTTGAGATACACCAAATGCAAGTAATTCCGATCCCGCGAAAACGGGTATGTCGGATAATCGTGTCGATTCTTGTATTTGTTCTTCCATTTAAATTCCTACTAAGTTATAGTTAACTGCTTTATATCCATTTGGCATAATCTTAACAGCATTTGGATATAATACTTCCACTTCATTTGCCATAAATCCAAGCCATCTTCCTTGACCTGCTATATGTTTAAATTCTTTCTTATATTCGAATGAATATAGATTTAATCCATTTGGTAAAGTTGTTTCGAGTTTTATATTTTCTTTCATTCGTTCATCTGATAATAGATTCCCGAAGAATCCACCGAAAAGCGTATCGTCTATCCAAGACACAACTTCGACTGCTGCGTAAGCAATCGCAACGGCAGCAACAATTTCAAATGCAAGCAATCCTGTAGATCCAAGTTCTAAACCTAACGCTACACCCGCACCTTCAACTGCGGCTGCGCCTTCATAAAATAACGTTGTTGCACTGGACAAAATACCTGCGCCGCCACTTACCGAGGATCCCGCAACCGCATAATCTGACGCTAAACAAATTTCAGCAAATCCCGAACTAGCTAATGCGGCTTCACCTCCACCTACAACAACTGATGCAACCGCGCTTGAACCTGCCGCAATTTCTGTTGTTGCAATTCCTGCTTCTGCTGCTATACCTCCCCAAACCTCAACAACTTGTGCACTAGATGCTATTGCTCCACCGCCTTCGGCTAAAGGAGCAAGTTCCATTATTGTATAAGAACCACCATTTACTAAGCTTGTTACGGCGCCTGTTACTGATGCTTCTGTTGCCACAGCACCTGGAACTGCTAGAACTTTAGATGCGGCATCTATACCAAATAGCGAATCGTATACAGAATATCCAAGATCCTTCATAGATCCCCATGCAACAGATAATACTCCTTCTCCATTAACTGCTGCCGCTTCTGCAAACGTAACTCCTCCTGTGCCACCAACAACCCCTCCTGCCATAAATCCCGTACCTCCAGCAAATGCTGCAGATCGAACGGCTTCTCCTAATACCAATGCCTGATATGTTTGATATGCAACATATCCCGTTAGTAATAATCCACCTGTTGTTAATAAGTTAACACTAAAAGAATTTTGTTTACTTAGTTTAGATCTTCCTCTGCCATCATTAATTGCACCAGGATTTGGATTTACTAAAGAGTTTGCTTCAAGTTGGGCCACAAATACTTCTTCTACATATTTTTTCGTAATAATATCATTAAAAATTGCCACATCGTCATCACTTAATAATTCAAGATCAACGTTGTAAACATCTGAACCAGGATAGCATACTCGTTGGTTCTTATTAATTACAGATGTAAAATATCCGCTTGCTAAATCTGCCTTATCTGTACTAGCAAAAGTTTCAACTAGTATTCCTGATTTTAATAAACTTTCTCCGTTGTCATTTGTGATAATAGATTTGATTTGTGCAATTTCTACACTATGTAACTTAACAGCTTTATCTAATTTAATAGTTAGTTTATCTATTTTTCCAATGTCCTTCATTGTATAGCGTCTATTGTCTTCATATCTTATTATGACTTCAAACGCAGATACAGAATATGGAGGAATTTGTAAAGTTGCGATACTTAATTTTGTTAAATCTGAAGAATACTCTTCAATTACACCCACGTTTGTACTATCTACTCCTGTTTCCACATAAAACTTATTATAAGGCGAAGCATAGTTTTGTAAATTATTAGTTACATATATTCTATCCATTCTTCCTAGATAATATGTAACATCTACTTCAGTAGTAACTGTACTTGTAGGGATAACAGCAGTATCAAAATTTTGATAATCCTCGTCGTTTTTTCTTCTTGGTCTAAAATCGATACAATCTCGTAAAGCAAATTTATTAGAATCAGTAACTGAAGTATAAGTAGGAATGCTACCATATAGACTTGCCGGATAAGAATTTACGGTCAATGGTCCTTCGCCTGAATGTGTAAAATAATCAAACGTTATTATAACATTTCCTGGCAAATCAGCAGTTGGGCCAATGTATTTTACTGTGCCGTGGTCATATATCTCATCTCGTTGTCCAATATCTAATGAAAAGTTTCCTGAATTTTCTCTTTGAATTGCCGACCAGGCGTTACCATATGCAACCGAAACATTGGATGATGGAATTAATGCTGTATATGGCAATTCGCCATATGTAACAATATCATTGTATGTGTATGATGTTGATGAATTCCAAGTACCTCTATATCTACTAGGAGTTATTGG